AATGAAAAATCTATCAGAAGGTCGTGGCACACGAGATGAATATAGATACGATCAGTTTCGCACTGGCGTTTCTTAGTGCAACCCATAAAATCATTAAAGGGCAAGAGAGTTGCTCTCATAGGTCTAGGCATATCACAAGTTGACTTTGCCATAGGTTTAGAAAACGGCAGAACTTGGGACGAAGTTTGGACTATCAATTCAGCAGCTGCTGTCTACCAGACAGACAGAATGTTTATGTTAGACCCAGCCAGTCGTTTTTTTGACAGCGATGATGCTGGAAAACAAACCAGTGCACTAACCAGAATACTTCCAGATGCTAAATACCCTGTTTACACTTGTGAATTGGATAAAAGAGTACCAACAGCCGTTGTTTACCCCATAGAAGAGGTCTGTAACGCCACTGGTTGTGCGTATCTTAATAATACAGTGGCTTATGCGATAGCGTTTGCTTTGTGGAATGAAGTAGCAGCCATAGATTTGTATGGTATAGATTTTTCTTACAAAGAAAATATGCACTTTGCGGAAGCTGGCAGAGCTTGTGTTGAGTTTTGGATTTGTAAGTGCATGGATGCAGACATAACAGTAGGCATAAGTTCACGATCTACGGTGTTAGATTCAAACGTAGTTGCAACCGATAGATTGTACGGTTTTCACAGACTGGATAAACCATTGGTGGCTGTGCCACACGAAGGCAAATGGATCATAGGAGCTTACGAAGACATTGATGACAAGTTGTCTGAACACGGTTTAATACTAGACAGAGACGAAGAGCCACCAGAGCCATACAAAGGATGACTGACAGCTTTATACAACTGGGTCAGGTTGGTGTTCACACCACACAAAACAAAGGTCATGATCCAGAGTTTTGGGCAGAACAAGCCACAAAAAAAATATGTGAAATTTCTATGGATGCACCAGAGCATGTCAAACAACAAGCATTAGCTTTTCAAAACCAAGTTTATACTGTAATCTTACATAGTATTAAGAACGCAATAAATTCTAAAAATGTGACGTATGTGAATTTATTAAGGCAACAAGGTCATGATGACATGGCTAAGATAATTAAGGAGCTTTAAGAAATGGCAATAACATCAGCAATAGCAACAAGTTTCAAACAAGAAATACTTGTAGAAGGTCACAATTTAACTAACGGAGCTGACTCGATTAAGTTAGCTTTATACACATCATCAGCAACGATGGGAGCTGGTACTACTGCGTATTCAACCGCACAAGAAGTAACTGGTACTAACTATACTGCTGCTGGTGCGGCTTTAACAAACGTAACTCCAACAACATCAGGTACCACAGCTATAGTAGACTTTGCTGATTTAACCTTTGGTACAGCTACTGTGACCGCTAGGGGTTGTTTGATCTATAACTCAACTAACTCTAATAAAGCGATAGCTGCTATTGATTTTGGAGGAGACAAAACAAGCACCGCTGGAGACTTTACAGTCGTTTTTCCAGCAGCCAGTGCAACTGCTGCCATTATAAGAATAGCTTAAATTAATTTTAGTAATGGTAGAGCTTAGAAATGCCACTCACAAAATTTAGTTTTAAACCGGGCATAAACAAGGAAGAAACCGATTATTCTAATGAGAATGGTTGGGTAGACGGCAATTTAATACGGTTTAGAAAAGGCAACGTAGAAAAAATCGGTGGTTGGGCAAAAAGAAGTACAAACATTTTTTTTGATACAGCCAGAGCATTGCACAGTTGGATTTCTTTAGGTGGTTCGCGTTATTTAGGTCTAGGCACAACTTCTAAATATTACATAGACAATGGCGGTAGTTACAACGACATTACCCCTATAAGAGCCACCACAACAAATGGCATAGTTTTTTCAGCTACCGATGGCTCATCATTAATAACAGCCACAGACTCAAGNCACGGAGCAGTNGTGGGTGATTGGGTTACTTTGGCTGGTGCTGTGTCACTGGGCGGTTTAGTAACAGCNGCTGTATTAAACCAAGAATATCAAATNAATGGCGTTGCATCTGCAAACACATTTACTTTTACGGCTAAAGACACCGCTGGAGATACGGTAACAGCCAATAGTAGCGACAGTGGTAATGGTGGTTCAGCGGCTGATGCTGTTTATCAAATTAATTCTGGACTGGATATTTATGTACAAGCAGCTGGTTGGAGTTCTGGAACTTGGGGTGCAAGCACTTATGGATCAACAAGTGCATTATCAGCCAACGGTCAGTTAAGATTGTGGACACATGACAATTTTGGTGAAAATTTAATCATTAATCCAAGNGGTGGAAGCATTTATAGGTGGGTTGAAGACAATGGTTTGTCTACCAGAGCTGTAGCTCTGTCTACTACTTCTGGTGCTAACTTAGTACCTACNGTTGGNTTGCAAGTCATAACATCAGAAACTGACAGGCATCTTGTAGTATTAGGAGCTGATCCTATATCTGGCAGTGCCAGAACTGGTGCCGTAGACCCNATGCTTATAGCTTTTAGTGATTCAGAAAATGAATTGGAGTTTGAACCCTTGTCCACTAATTCAGCTGGTTCTTTNCGTTTATCAAGCGGTTCTTTNATNGTNGGTGGTNTAAAATCAAGACAAGAATTATTAATTTGGACTGATACAAGTTTGTANAGCATGACGTTTATAGGACCTCCATTAATATTTGCTGTCAATTTAATAAACGAAGGTGCTGGATTNATAGGACCNAAAGCCACAGTAAACGCACCCAACGGTGTTTATTTCATGTCAAAAAGTGGTTTTTACTTTTACAACGGCTCTGTACAAAAGTTGCCTTGTTCGGTACAAGATTATGTTTTTTCAGACTTAAATTTATCACAAGCCTACAAATGTCACCTCGCTTTAAACAGTGAGTTTTCTGAAGTTTGGTTCTTTTATCCTTCTCTTGAAGACGACACTAACGAAATATCTCGTTACGTCATATACAACTACGAAGAACAATCTTGGTCGATTGGATCGTTGGTTAGATACGCTTGGTTAGATGCTGGAATTGAAAACAAACCAATCGCTTCTGGCACAAGTGCTTCTACAAGTTACCTTTACACACACGAAAGTGGTTTTAATAATGATCTGAGTGCAATGGATGGTGTATTTATAGAGTCAGCAGACATAGACATAGCAGACGGTGAAAACTTTGCTTTTGTCAAAAAAGTCATACCAGACGTTTTATTTGCAACACAAACAGGAACATCACCTACACCAGCAATGAACATAGTTGTCAAAAGCAGAGACTTTAATGGCGATTCTTTAACTACAAACTCAACCACACAGGTTACAAGCACTTCTACTTTTTCTAGTTTGAGAGCCAGAAGCAGACAGTTAGTGCTTAGATTTGAGTCAGACGATGACAATGAGAATGATAGAAAAGACTATAAGTGGAGATTGGGAGCAACACGTTTAGACGTGCAACCTTCAGGTAGAAGATAATGGGTAAATTACTAGAAACCAGATTGCCCATAGCACAAGGCGATATGGTGTCTATAGACACTTTTAACCGCTTGGTTCGCATCATGGAATTAAATTTAGGTAGGTTTGATACCACAGCTACCCCTCAATACACAGACGCAGAGCGTAATGCTGCTCTTTTTTCTGCTGGTGACGTTATCTGGAACACCACAACGGAAGAGTTGCAAGTGTACGATGGAGATGCTTGGGTAAATTTGACAGAAGGTCCTCAATTTGGCTTAGAAGCTAAGGCTTCAGTAGGAACTGTTACAGTAACCCTAGATGGGAATGTAACGGTAAACATAACAGGTCCAACCTATGGTTGGGGTATAGAAAAATGGTACACATGACATTATTAAAGTTGGTGCTACAATAAGCACAGATTCAGTTAAGATATGAAAAGGTAAGATTATGGCAATGAGCGAAGAACTACAAAGAAGAATAAGAAACCTGACAGGTGAAACCAAAGGTGCTATCTCTAACAAAGAAATGGAACTGTTTGAACGTCTGGCACCTAATTTCATAACTTTAACAAACGGTTCTGATACTAAAACATTTAAAGATAATGACCCAAATATTAATGCTTTAATAAACCAAGGATATTATGTGTCTGAAACTCCAAGCGTAATGGACACGGTAAGCGACACCAAAGGTGCTGTCTCTAACAAAGAATTAGAAAAATTTTTAAGCTCTAGCCCCTCTAATGTAATGGAAGCAACCAGATACGACACGTCAATACCTGAAGTGGTTGCATACGGCAGTATGGAAGATTCTCCAGAAACCATAGCACAAAGAGCACAAGACCAAGAATTAAGAGCCTATCAAGAACGAGNTAGAACCGCACCAAGCATGGCTCCAATGAATCCCATGAGAGATCAAATGGAAGCGGTTGCTCCAGACATGAGAACCGATCAAAAAATGATTGAGTTGCAAGAAGCTATAAACGAGTTGCAACAACAAAAGTTAATGACCGATGATCCAGAAGAAATAGAAGCATTAGATCGCATGATTGAAACAGCTACTACGAAAGCATTAGCACCACAAGCTGAACTTATAGAAGAGTTGTCACAAACCGCTGGCGAAGACAACATGATGGCTCACGTTAGGTCGGGTGACTTAAACATTTCCAGAGAGATGTTAGAAAACAACCCACAACTTGAAGACGCTATAGAAAGAGCAGCTTTAGAAAAAGGCATAGACCCAGAGTCNATGGTGTTCGGAGCTGGTATAGCGAGTCTAAATGCTTACACAGGAGCCGAAGAACACGGTTTCTTAAAGAAATTAGGCAAAGGACTTAAAAAAATAGCCAAGGTAGTTGCACCAATAGCTATGTTTGTACCCGGTGTAGGTACAGCGTTAGGTGGTGTATTGGGTGGTATAGGTGGATTGGCTACAAAAATACCGGGAATTGGTGGTGCTCTTGGAAGTATTGGAAGTA